ATTCCTTGCACGATTTTATTAGAGATCATTTTGGTGGCACGCTCGCACCACCCTACAATGACCCTGGTAGCCCCACGCTCAAGTACGCTGGATTGACCCTGTTACCATTTGATCTTTAACGTTTCGGGCTTTGCCCATAATAATGTACCCATATTCGGAGAGACGTCCCGCTCTTCGTCTCCTTTCAACCTGTGGACTCAACATCCACAGGTGGACGCTTGTTACACTCTCGCCGTAAGTGCTTTGTGCCCCGCGCTACATTTCTCAAACTAATAGACTTACAGGTCCTGTTTAAAACGTATACAGACGGCCAGTAAACTGTAAGTGCGTAACCAGGATTCCGACCCTGGATTAGTCCCTCAGTATGTAGATGCACCGCCGTTATAGCCGATAGAGAGTTCAATACAACATGCATAGTTTCCCATTTGTTTTCAAGGATCGTGTTGCTAGGCGCACTGAAGTCTCAGAAGTTCTGAGTATGGTGCGTCAGGATTTGCCAGAAGGATATTCTTATTCTATAACTGGCGCTTACGTCGCTCCCGCTTTCCGAGTAGGTGGCAGACGTTACAAGTCCTTTGTTCCCATTTATAGACATATCTCCAATGGTAATCAGCTTATGGATTCTCAACTGCCTTTCTCTCCTCTTCGCACTACTAAAACTCCAGCTGTTTTCAGGCATTACAATCAGACTGTCTCAATGCCTAAGTCTGATTGGTATGTTTCTGATTCTAATGCAGAGATAGATTCATGGTGTGAGAATAACACTTTGTATGCCACTTATCTTCCAGCTCAATGTAGTAAGTGTTATGCATTTACCACCTGCTTTATGTCCAAGGTTACATCTCATGATGTGCTGTGTGATTCATGCATAGTGGAGAAGAAGAATCATTGTGAGTACCCTTACATGTTCCCAGAAACCCATATTGGTGCCATTCCAAACACTTGTCTTGTTTATACTGGATATGCAGATGTGTTTAGATGTGAAAGATGTGACATCTTGATTGGTGCCTGGAAGGAAGGGGATGACCCTATTGCCATTCACAACAATGAGTGGGGATCAGCATGTCCCAGTTGTATAGATGAGGAACAGTATTGTTGTATTGATAGGTGCTTTGTGGTTTCAGAATTCTTGTCAGAACCATGTCCCTGCTGTTTGTCAGAGAAGTTTTGTGTAGCCAATTGCAAGAAGTTCATTCAGCGAAAGAATCTAGCATTTGCTGTGGCTAAGCCACTCAAGTTTCTTCGGGAATTGGTGAGCACTAAGACGCTCCCGAATTTTACCGTCAAGGATGTGCGCATCAATGGGATCGTTACTAGCTATATAACTTGCAATGGTGTTACAGTTGGAGATTCTGGAATGACCAGACGAACCGCTCGTAACAATGCTGCTAGAAGATTTCTCTATGTTGCTGATGTGTTTCCAACAACACATATGTTTAAATCTATTGCCACTTTGCCAGATAGATCTAGCGAGACCATTGAACTCGCAAACTCAACACTCAATCATGTCCATGAAGTTCTAGATAAGCATGACGAAGGGATTACACGCCTACGTGAAAATTTCGAAGTCAAGGTTGGACATGTCTCTAGGCAAGTAAATGAACTCTTGCCTAAGGTAAACAACGTAGTTGATAGTGCTACAGAGACTTTGGATTCATTTAAGAGTATTTTGGCTAAGATAAATAACTGGCTACCTTCCTTGTCTGTGGATACTACAGCTATGATTAAGGATGTATTTGTTTCATTGTTTTTTGCTTTGACTACTAGGTCTATTACCCCTCTGGTTCAAGGTTTCACCTCTTTTGCTTTGCGCACTAGTGTATTCTCTGGCTTGGTTACGACTTTGTCAACTTGGCTAGGTTCTCTCAAATTTAACACACCCTTTACTGAGGATGAACGACCCCAGACACATGGATGTGAGCTTCCAGGTTTTGAAAGAGTTAAGGAACAATTAGCAGCTGTGTATGATTCATTTGGTACTGGTTTATGTATTGCACTCTCAGGTGTCTTGTCATTCATCGCTATTTTGTGCTATGGAGTTACTGATTTTTCGAATGCTTCATTCAATAAGTTGCTCACTCAGTCTTCACTTGTTGGGAGAGCTTTAACTGGGGTGAGGAGTTTTAAAGATGTGTTTTTTGGTATTTGGGAGTATGCAGACAACATGGTGTGCAAATTGTTGTATAATCAAGACAGGAAGTCCCTGGACCTATCCAAGAA